CAATAATGTAGCAGGTGTTGCTGCCGCAATTAATACTTTAGGTTGGACTGGATTATCTGCTGAAGTTCGTAGTGGTAAATTATGTTTATTCAGTAATCAACTTCTTACTTCAGGTACATCAAGTTTGGTTATAGCAAATGGATCCGGGACTGCACTTACTAATTTAGGTATTACTGCCGGAACATATAATCAACCTTTATTTGCTTATGGTACAAGTGCTCAAATGCCATTATGGGGAAGTAATCAATCAATACCTAGACCAACTGGTTCAGTTTGGTTAAAGGTTGGTTCTGCTGGCACTGGTTTAAGTCCAGTACTATCAGTATTCAATGGTGCTACACAATCATTCCAAACTAAAACTGTTTCTTTAGCTACTTCTGATTCGGAAGCAATAAATAATTTAGATGCTACAGGCGGCCAAGCTATTCCTGCAGGAACTATATATGGACAATATGCATTTAATACTTCTGGAACAAATCCAGCTAGTAATGCCCCATTCTATATGTGGGAAAGAATTGCAACTGGTCCAACTGTAATTACTAGTTCTGATACAGCACCAGCCTTTGCAAGTGGACCATATTATATGGTAGTATATGTAAGTAGTCCTGGATCTGGTACATTAAGTACTGGATATGATTTTACATTGGCAGATAATACAGATGCTACAGATTTTGTAACAGCTTGGGCAGCAGCCGGAGTACCCTACACAACAGCAAGTGTAACTACAGACGGTGCAATTCAGTTGACTCATACTGAAGGTGGAGAAATTCTTTTAAGTGATTATCATAATTCATCTTTTGTTGGTACTAATGTATCAAATGGGTTAATAGAAGCTGCTGGCTTTATCATTGGTACAACTGATGGTGTGAAATATGGAAATTCAACCAGTGCGGCATTTACCGTAGCTCAAACTTCAACTACTGGATCTGGAACAGGTGCTACCTTCGCTGTTAACACATTTTTAAATGTTTATATAGTAAACGGTGATGGTATTAGTGGATCCGGTGGATCCGGTTACGCAGTCGGTGATACTGTAACTATTGCAGGTACTAGTTTAGGTGGAGCAACAACAGCAAATGATTTGGTTGTTGAAATAACATCAGTTTCTTCAGGAGCAGCAACATCATGTACATATATATCAGGTACACCTCCTTCACACTTTACTACGCTATTAAGTAACTGGGTAGAATTTACATATATTGCTAATGAAGGTGAACCAAATGTAGCTCCAGCTAATGATACAAATTGGTTCTATAGTGTGGTTGACCAAGTTGACATTATGATTGGTTACAACGGTTCATGGTATGGGTATGGTAATAGAGATTATGATAGTAGTGGTTTTCCTTTACCAAGTGGAACTAATACAACCGATCCTAACGGACCATTAATTAGTGCTACTGCACCATCAGTACAAAGTGATGCTACTGCATTAGAGTATGGTGATATATGGATTGATACTAGTGATTTAGAAAATTATCCGGTAATTAGTCGTTGGCAAAGTGTTGATGGTACTGATCAGTGGGTATTGATAGACAACACAGACCAAACAGGTAGCACAGGTGTAGTATTTGCTGATGCACGTTGGTCAAGTGATCAGGATACTATTAGTCCAGTAGATGATCCTATCCCAACAATTGTTAGTTTGTTAACAAGTAACAATCTTGATTTAGATGCACCAGATCCAACACTATATCCATCAGGTATGTTGTTATTCAACACACGCCGTAATGGTTATAATGTAAAACAGTATAGGTCAGACTATTTCAATAGTACAGATTTCCCAGATGAAACATTACCTACATATACTGATACTTGGGTAACAGTAAGTGGTAATCAAACAAATGGTAGTCCGTATATGGGTCGTAAAGCACAACGTGCAATGGTTGTACAATCATTAAGTGCAGCAATTGCTACTAACACAGCAATACGTGATGAAGATAACTTCTTCAATCTAATTGCAACGCCAAACTATCCAGAACTACAACCTGGAATGATTGTGTTGAATAATGATCGTGGTCAAACTGGTTATATTTTAGGTGATACACCAATGAGATTACCAGATGATGCTACTGCAATTCAAGCATGGGCCAATAATGAAGCTGATGCCGCAAGTACAGGTGAAGAAGGTCTAGTAAATCGTGATACATATATGGGTCTATTCTATCCTAGTGGATTAGCTACAGATTTATCAGGTAACCAAGTTGCGGTACCCCCGTCATATATGATGTTGCGTACTTTCTTGCGTAATGATACTATAAGCTATCCTTGGTTAGCGGCAGCAGGTACTCGTCGTGGTACAATTGACAACGCATTAAGCATTGGTTATATTGATAGTGCTACCGGTGAATTCCAATCAATAAAAACACGTTTGGGTATTCGTGATGTATTGTATATTAATTTCATTAATCCATTAGTATTCTTTACTGGTGTTGGATTATTAAATTATGGTAACAAGACTAGTTTTAATAGTTCAAGTGCATTAGACAGAACTAACGTTGCTCGTTTGGTTGCTTATATTCGTAGACAATTAACGTTAGCGGCAAGACCGTTTGTATTTGAACCTAACGATGCGTTAACACGTAATCAAATTGCAGGCGTTGTACAAACATTGATGGTTGATTTAGTTGCTAAACGCGGTCTATATGATTATCTTGTTGTTTGTGACGAAAGTAACAACACACCGGCAAGAATTGATAGAAATGAATTATGGATTGACGTTGCAGTTGAGCCTGTTAAGGCAGCTGAATTCATCTATATCCCGGTTCGTATATTGAACACAGGCGAACTTGGTGGACAATAATAAAAAATGATACCCCGAGAGGGGTATCTGTTTAAATAGATAAATATTAATAACAGGAGAAAAACATGGCAGCAGCCTCACAATCATTATTTAACATGACAGTCGCAGGAGATAATTCCGGCGGAAATCAGGGCTTGCTAATGCCCAAACTACAATATCGTTTTAGAGTTAACTTTTTAAATTTTGGAGTTAATAATGCTACTAATGAATTGACAAAACAAGTTATTGATGTAACTCGTCCGTCAGTTACATTTGGCGAAATTACTATCCCAGTTTATAACTCTACTATGTATTTGGCAGGTAGACACGAATGGGCAGCTATGACCATCAATGTCAGAGATGATGCTTCAGGTAGTGTTTCAGCACTAGTTGGTCAACAATTACAGAAACAAATGGACTTTGTTGAACAAGCTTCAGCCGCAACCGGTCAAGATTATAAGTTTCAAACAAATATTGAAATCTTAGATGGTGGTAACGGTACTGCTACTCCGATCGTATTAGAAACTTGGGAAGTATATGGTTGCTTCTTACAGGGAGCTAATTATAATAACTTGGCTTACAGTTCAAACGAAGTGGTAACAATAGGATTGGCAATTCGCTTTGACAATGCAGTTCAATCACCGTTAACGTCTGGTGTTGGTACAAGTGTTGGTCGTGCTTTAGGTGGTGCATCAGCTACAGGTATTGGATCAGGCGCAGCTTAATATATTTTAATATATTAAATGTCTGGATTCTTTCAAAACTTATTAACAGACGCTGCCGGAGGATTCTTTGGCAACGACTACCTGCGTGATTATACTCATGCTAGTAAGACATTCAGACCTAACGCATATCAATATGCACCTAAATTTAAATTCCTATTCCATGTGTATTTTGAAATTAATCAAAGTGCGTATGCAGTAGGATTACCTCAAGGTGCAAATTTTGGTCTAGCAGTTAAATCAGTTAAATTACCAAGCTATACTTTTGACACACATATAATGAATCAGTATAATCGTAAACGTATTATACAAACAAAAATTAAATATGATCCTATAGATATTAATTTCCATGATGACAATGGAAATTTAATACGTAACATGTGGTATAACTACTACACATATTATTACAAGGATGCAAGTATACCGGTAGCATCAGTATCAGGTCGCCAAGCTCAACAAACAGGCAATGGTAGTACTAATAGTCCTAATAACACAAACTACAATTCAAGAAACATTTATTCACAGTCTATTACCGGTGATACAAATTGGGGCTATGTAGGTGAATCACCGGATAGTCCTGCTACAAATACACAAGCTGCCACAGGTCAAACTAAAATTCCGTTCTTTAAGAATATTACAATATTTGGTTTTAATCAACATAATTATTCGGCTTACACATTAATTAATCCTATCATTAATAGATTTGCACATGATACCTATGATTATTCACAGGGCAATGGTACAATGACAAATACAATGACAGTAGATTATGAAACTGTTAAGTATTTTCAAGGAGCTATCAGTGGCAAAGAACCTAGTAATATTGTTGCTGGCTTTGGCCTTAATGCAAATTATGATAGAGTTGTTAGTCCTATATCAAGGCCCGGTAGTCAATCTAGTATATTAGGTCAAGGTGGTTTAGTGGATGGCGTTAATGGAGTAATTTCTGATTTGTCTGGTGAAAACACAAACATTTTGGGTGCTATACAAAAAGCAGGTGCTACATATAATACTCTTAAAAATATGAATTTAAAACAAGCTATTAAGAGTGAAGTAAAAGCCGGTATTACTAATGCTATTATGAATCCATTAAACAATACTGGGCGAAATGTATTGTTTAATACTCTAATATATGGTTCTACCCCAAATCCACCAAATTCTACAGGAGGTAGAGCAATAGTACCTCCTAATATAAATAGTACAGGAGGATAACTTATGGCAAGAATTATAGACGACCGAACCTCTCTTGATTTAACAGTTAAAATATTTGACGATTTTTACGCATTTAACATGGTAGTTAACGGAAATGAATTTGATATTGTTAACGGTTATTTTAAAACTGTATGCGATACTAGAGCTATTGCAGGTAATTTTACCTCATTTCTATTTAGAATAGCACAAGAAACAGGTATTCCTGTATTAGATTTACTAGGACAAATTCAAGGTACTGGTAATAAATTACAAATGAATCAAGTTATAGCATATTATCTAAACAGTTTTAAATCTAAAACAAGTTTGTATGGTGTAAGCACAGTACCACAATCAAATCAACCGGTAGCACGTAATATCGTGCAATAATAATGGCAAAGTATGCTCAAGGTACATTTGTTCCCAAAAATACTCAAAAATATGTAGGTAAACATACTCCTAGATATCGTAGTGGTTGGGAACTTACGTTTATGACCTTCTGTGACAATAACAAAAACGTATTATATTGGGCAAGTGAAGCAATAAGCGTACCCTATCGTAATCCATTTACCGGACTACCAAAAACATATATCCCTGATTTTTTTGTAGTTTATCAAAACAAATATGGTAAAAACATTGCTGAGATAGTTGAGATTAAACCAAAAAAACAAAGTCTTATAGAAAGTAAAGTTGCCAATGCTAGAGACAGAATGGTAGTGGCAATTAATCATGCTAAATGGCAGGCTGCAATGGCTTATTGTAAACATCATGGATATACTTTTAGAGTGTTGACGGAAGATGATATCTTCCACAATGGTAATCCAAAGAACAAAAGATAAATAAAAGTGTAGTTCGCGGGCGTCGGAACCCCAACTACTCTAACATTGTAAGGGAATGTCAGCATGACTATTTATTATAAAAAATTATATCCTGCGGGGTTTTATGTATATGCCTATCTACGGGAAGATAACACACCGTACTATATCGGTAAAGGACACGGTTATAGAGCATGGGGTCACGCAAATACTGAACGATTTAAAACTCCAAAAGATATGTCTAGGATTATTATATTAGAATCCGGTTTAACAGAAATAGGTGCGTTTGCAATAGAACGAAGAATGATTGAATGGTATGGTAGAAAAAATAATAATACCGGTATACTACAAAAT